CTCCTTATATAATCATATTAAATTTGTAGTTCTTTCTCGTAAAGCTTCAGCACTAAAAGATGCTGATTGGTCTGGAGGACTTATGCCAAATTGTGTTGGTTCTGGTCCACCATTTAAAATGCTAGATACAGCAGCAAGGCCAGCATCAACAAACTGCATGCCAAGTGATTGTATAGAATTGTTTTGCCAATATGTGTAAGCAAAAGTTACATTAAGTTTATGGTAACCATCACCACTCCAATCCAAATCCATTTGATTCATGGAAATGGGAAAGGCATCATACAAATTAATAGAATATGATACTTTATTGGTCACATCATATTGATTAATTGTCAATATGGTTGCATATTCTTGTTTATAACGAATATTATTATTGTACAATGGATTAATAAAGTTTAACCAAGCATCAAATAATATCTTTTGTTGCATGTCATCATCAACAATAAATGTTAAATCAATGTCATTATAGGTATTTAAATATGGAAACTTTTCAATTGGTCCATATGTTTTTTGTTCTGTAGTGGCAAGTGTTCTACCAGGTAATTGAGCATTCTCGCAACGAAAATTTAATGACCTTGCACCGGCGACATATGGTATTAATACCAATGGAATATTAACATTGACATCAAATTTGTTTGGTCGTGCTAGGTCACCACGAAAACTTGATTTAAATTCGCTAATGCTACCTGCCATTTTAGTTCCTTATTTGTTCTAATGATTCTTGCCACACTTGCTGGGATTTAGCACCTCTGAACTGCTGTAATGGCAGAAAAGCGGCAATATCCCACTCATTAGGTTGGATGGCAAGTATCTTTGACTGGATATGACCAGAAAGATAACGTTTAATACAAGGCCGAAACTCTTTAAGGCGTCTGGAGGCGACTAAAATATCATAGGTGACTCTCAACCTGTCAATTTCTCCTGGTTCGCCTTGGACCGCAAATTTAAGTAGTTTACCTAAAAATGCCATCCGATAATTAAATGGCAAATAATGAAGGTTTAGGCCTAGAAAACCATCATTATACTTTTCTATTGCCAATACCATTGGAAAACGGTCATAGTATGGCAAATCTTCTTTACCTTTTGGATCGTAATAAAAACAATATAATTTACCCAATCTAAAATCATTCACTTGCCTAAACTTTTCACGGCTCATGCCGATTGGTATGCTTGCTGTTCCTTTTAGTTGAGCAATCTTCTGTGCCAGCCAATCTAATGATTGCTTGGACATCACTTTCATTTCTGAAGATGACCGCTCTTTGGCCAATAGTGTAAGTTTAGATTCCATTAAGGTATTTAGTTACAGTCCCAAATGTTCTTCAGTCATTATTTTGAACTCCCAACCACGGTCCAAACAGTATTCTTGTGCGGCCTTCCATTTGGCCTGATTGACGCCATATGTTGTAACTTCAGTTATATATTGCTTAGTGATTCGTTTTCTTGGTTCAGGTGGCACGGTTTGTTTCTTTGGTTTGACTTCTATCATCAATGTTTTCACAGTTCCGGTTCTGGTTTTAACTTTTACTATGAAATCTGGAAAGTAACGATGAAAGCGGTTATCTACTGGAGATTTATAAGGTACAATCAATTCTTCACTTGCCCATGATATAATATCATCATTCTGGTCGAACCAGTTCATCACTCTACATTCCCATGAAGAGCGATATACAATGTTATTTGAATCCCCAACGTATTTTTGAGGGTTCTTTGGTCTGAATATTCCTTGGTAAGCCATATAAATATGTATATTCAATCTAAAAAGAGAAATCAATGGCCATTATTTCTATTCCAACTTCAATTGGCGGTGTAACCATACCCGGCACTTCAACAAAAGGTCCTTTAGGTGCCTTGTTTGATAGTAAATATAAACTGGCAAACTATCAGTATCCTAGAGATTTGGGTTCAGCAACCAAAGGCCACGCCATTAAATTCACAATTAATGAGCCAAAACCAATTTCATATCAAACTGATTTAACTAATTCTTTTGGTAATTTAGCTCAACAAACTTCTAATGCTTTTAGAGAAGGCACAACACAATCATTTGCAAATTTGGGTCTTGCAGTAGATAGAACTACAACAGATGTTGGTTCTGTGGCCAAAGAACTTGCAAGTAATGCAAATTTAAGTCTTACAAAAAGACAAACACGGCAAGTAGCTACAGTAGCCTTGTATATGCCAGACACAGTAAATTTTCAATATGTTCCACAATACAATAATTTAGGATTAAGAAATACATTAATCCAAGCTGGCGGTATTTTGTTTAAAAATGCTGCAAAAAATATTACGGCAGCCATTCAATCTGATGTTACTCGATTGGCTTTAGCAACTCAAGGATTAGCCTTAAATCCATTAAATCAGTTATTATTTGATTCCATTGATTTTAGGTCATATCAATTGGCGTTCACATTTACACCATATTCTCAACAAGAGGCCGAAGATGTGAAAAAAATAATTACATTATTTAAAGAGGCTGCACTACCAAAAATAACAGATGCTGCTTTTGGTATGTTCTTTATTCCGCCCAGCACATTTAGTATTGATTTTTTATACAATGGTAAAACAAATACCGGAATTTCCAGAGTAACAGAAAGTGTAATCGATAGTATTGATGTTAACTATGCACCTAACGGATGGTCAGCACATACGGATGGTGCACCAGTACAAACAACATTAACAATGAATTTCAAAGAAATTGAACTTGTTGATAAGAAAAAAATTGCTCAAGGATATTAAAAATGCAATATTTTGATACTTTACCAAAAGTTATCTACACACAAAACGGTGTGTCATCCGTCTATACTAATTTATTGGCTCGTGTAAGTGTTATACCAGAAATACTTAAAGACCCATTAATTTATTATTCTTATGATATACAAGAAGGTGATACACCAGAAGTTATTGCACACAAATACTATGGTGATTCTTATCGTTATTGGATTGTATTGTTTGCAAATGAATTATTAGATCCTCAATGGGATTGGCCATTAACTTATAAGATGTTTGAACAATATCTTGCAGACAAGTACCCTTCAACAAATATATATTCCGAAATAGAATATTATGAAAAAGTAATAACACAATATGATGTCAATACTCAAACAACCACAGTTAATAGAGTTAGAATTGATGAAGATACCTATAATGGTTTACCTGTCACTCAAACAGCAACATATATTTTGCCTACTGGACCCGTAACAATAACCACAACACGTAATGCAGTCAGTATCTACGACTATGAATTAGATTTGAATGAATCAAAAAGAAACATTAAAATTTTAAATTCAATTTACGTTAATCAATTTGAAGAACAATTTAAACAATTGTTGACAACTTAACATGGCTGAAATCGTATCTTTTCCTGATGGGATAGAATCACCAGGTTTATATTATCCCCAAGATTACAATTTAAAAACTTTAAATTTTTTGACGGCTAATGGCCAACGAATAGAATTGAAAAGGATTCTAGGTGAGTTTTCATATTATGAGGACATATACAATTTTGTCGCTTCTGGTTATGTTACAGTAACCGATTCTCAAGGTTTTATTGAATTATTACAGTTAACTGGTAATGAATACATTGAAGTTGTTTTTAGTAAAATAAAAAATGATCCAGGTGAAAACGTACAAAAATTTCGAGTATACAAAGTTGGGCCAAGAGTGCCAGCAGGCAATTTAAATACTGAATTTTATACTTTGTATTTTTGTTCAGAAGAATTACTTTTATCTGAACAGATTAAAATTAGTAAATCTTATAAAGGCAAAGAAATTTATAGGATTATTGAAAATATAGTATATGAACAATTAAAAACTAAAAAAGAAAAAGTACAAGTAATTGAGAGAACTAAAGGTGTTTATGATTTTATTATACCTCGTTTAAGACCACTTGAAGCAATCTCTTGGTTGTCAACTTATGCTAGGCCATTGAATTATGTTGGTGCTGATATGTTATTCTTTGAAACACAGAATGGTTACAATTTTAGGTCATTACAATCAATGTATACCGATCCTGTATTTGGAACATACAAATATCAAATGCAAAATTTACCGGAGAATGTAGAAAGCACCCAAGAAAAATTTATGAGTATATTAAATTATGAAATTGTAAAACCTTTTAATGCTTTAGAAGAAATTAGTTCTGGAACATTTGCAAACAAAGTAATAACAATTGATCCATTGACAAGGACACATAAAACAACACTATTTAATTATGATAAATTTAAACCACAAGCAAAAACTTTAAATCCAAATAGTCCGTCAAATACACTAAAAAATAGATTTGGTGACAATTCTAATGAAAATTATGATGGAACAATAAAGGTTCTTTTTGGAAATTCTAATCAACAGAGTGTGCCATACATTAAAGATAAAGAAGCAGGAATTGCCAAAGATATTTTTGTTGAAACATTTATTCCAACCAGAACGGCTCAAATTGCTTTGGCCAATTATACAATTATTAAAGCTACGGTACCAGGAAATGCTTCAATAACGGCAGGTAGAACGGTGAATATTCAATTACCATCTTTAAAGCCAATGGCTGATGGAAAAGAAATGGATAAGTTTTATTCAGGTAAGTATTTGGTCACAGCTGTAAGGCATATTATTGTACCGACTGGTTATCAAACTGTTTTAGAATTAGCTAAAGATAGTTCAGCACAGGCATATCAAAAAATTAACTATAATTCTGATTACAATAAGGCAGTAGAATAATAATGGAAAATTTTATTGGAAAAGATGGTTTTAATTGGTGGGTCGGTGTCGTAGAAAGCCGAAATGATCCTTTAAAGTTGGGCCGGTGCCAAGTTCGTATCTTTGGTTATCACACAGAAAACAAACAATTAATACCCACAGAAGATTTGCCATGGGCAGCCTGTCTTGTTTCACCAAATTCAACACAAAGTTTTTCACCGCCTAAAGAGGGAGAATATGTTGTAGGATTTTTTGCCGATGGTACATCAAATCAAGATCCTACAATTATGGGAGTATACTCTGGCATAAAACAATCTGCTGGCGGTGATGCAGGATTCCAAGATCCAAGAACATCAGCACAAATTGCTGCAGCACCAAAACCACCTAATGGCATTATCGTAGAATCAGTAGGACAACCCACCACATCACCTTCAGCCAGAGGTGTAGTTGCAAATACTCCACAAGGTCAAGCTGCTAATAATCGTACACACATCTGTAATGTGGCTGTAGAGATAAACAAAGATGTGGCAGTAGTAAAATCTCAAGTAATGGGTATTGTTAAACAGATAAGAACTGCGTTAGAAGGTTTGTGGGCCGGCACATCAAGCACACCCATTATCGAAGAAGCAAAAGAAATTGCTCTGGCATTAAAGGCAAAAATTAAATTAATACAAAAAGAATTAGAACCCATTATTGATGAAATACGAGCATATCAAGAATACATACAATATCTACAACAATTGGTCGCATATATACAAAGCCTGCCAGCACAATTACAAGAATTATTGGCAAAATGTTTAGCCGAAGCTACAGTTGAATTAAAAACTGCTCAACAAGTAGTTGGTACATTGACCGACCAAACTGCTATATTGAATGAATTAAAAGCGGAAGTTCAAGCCGTTGTTGATGTACAAGAAACCGTAGCAAGTTCTAATGTTACATCAATTGTAGTACCACAATTATCATAGGATGAGTAATGACAATAGATAGTTCATGGACAGAACCGGTTGTAGTAGATTCGGAAAATCCACCAGAATGTCCATACAATAAGGTTCAACAATCTGAATCTGGCCATTTAATTGAAATGGACGACACACCGAATAGAGAACGTGTGCGTGTTCAACATCGTGCTGGGACATTCTTAGAGATGCAACCTGATGGTGAAGTTCATAAAATTTATGGTAATGGTTATGAAATTGTTTTAGGTGATAAAGATGTGCAAATTACTGGACAATGTAATATTACTATTGAAGGTGCCTGTGTTGTCAATATCAAAGGCGATAGTTTGATGAAGGTAGAAGGCAATATTACTCAACAAGTTAAAGGTGATGTTACACAAACAGTTGACGGCACCACAAAAATAGTTGGCAAGGGTGACGTAGATATTGCTTCTTCTGGTGATATCAGTTTACAGGCTCAAGCAATCAATGTTGACGGACAATTGAATGTGACAGGAAGTGTGGCGGCCACACAAAGTATTTCTGCATTAGGTAATCTAAATGCTGGACTTCAATGTTTTGCTACAGTAGGTATGGTAACAACCGGTTATGTTTCTGCTGGTTCTCCTATACCTTTAAATCCTATTCCAGGTTGGGTATCAGGAATTATGGTGACAGACATAGTACGAACTATGGTGATGGATCGTATAATTTATGACATACACAATCATGCAGTTTTAAGTAAAGATTTTGGCGTTACTTCTTTACCTACACCTTTAATGTGAGAATATAGATGAGTGTTTTTGGTAGATTAAATTATAATTTCGATTCAGCTAAGTTTGGTGCAAACAATGAACTTACTGATGGTCAAAAACTTACACTAAATTATCCAAGTCCTTTATACACTTGGCAGGCCAATGATTTGGCCGGAAGTTCTGTAGCAAATTATTTTCAGAATCCACATTCTGCTAATTTGACTTTGATGACAACTTATACAAATCAGTTGCTCATGGATTCAAATACTCAATCAGTAACATATAATGTGGCACCAATAGAAGCCAATACTTTAAATGCTTTGGCTAATAATCTTTTAATTGAGATATCAAGTTTCACAGACCACACCAACAGAATGTCTGGTGTAACAGAATCAACAAACAAACTCACAATACCAGATTATCAAATTGCCATGTCTATTGGCCGGCAAGTTTTACAAATTTGTAATCAAGTTGATGGAGTCCAAAATAATGCTCCTATTCTTGGTAATTTTACCAGTTTGGCAGTTGTACAAGATGTTTCAAATAGTGTTATACAGTTGGCGAGTAGTGCGGCTACATTGAATGCCAGTTTAACCATAGTTGGTAGTGATACTTATAGTGATATAACGAGGGCCTCGATGAATACTATCATCGCTACGGCTCAAACAGCATTTGATTTATTAAATAGTAGGCGAGTAGGTGATACGACATTTTATACAAACTCAATTTCTCTCATTCAAGATTACAACACTATTCTTCAGTTTTCAAATCTTGGCGTCAATTCTTCATATTTAATTAAAGATTTGGGTATTGGTACAACTAAGTTACAAAATTATTTACAGTATAGTGTGCCATCTGGTTATCCAAATAACATTTATTCTGGCACAAGTACAACAACTACAGGCACAGGCACAAGTACAGCGACATCTACCGAAGGATTATCGGTTACTGGTGTAGTTCCTGGAACATATACACTATCAACTATTGCAGTTGATGCTTATGGTCGTGTGACTTTTGCAAACACCGGAGTTCCTACATTTAATTCGTCAACACAAGTTGCTAACACTCAAATTATTGGAAATCTTGCAGCAAATACATTAACAACTACTAATTTTTCTGTATTGGAATCTGGTGGAAAATTAATATTTAAGTATGGTGCAACTGTAATTGCTTCAATGGGTGCAAACGGAATCTTTATCTCTGCTAATAACGTTATTGCTGGCGGAACTCCATAATGCCATTAAATGCTGGAGGCCCAATCAGTTTAATTGGTTCGATTACAGGCCAATCAATAGCAAAACAATTAAACATTAGTGAAACAGCACAACTTGATTTGTTTAATTCTTCTGTAAGAACTTTATT